CCCGACGTGGGGCTGATCGACGCGAGCGCCAACGAGCTGAACAGCTCGACCAACGTGGTGCCGTGCGCCATCTATGCGTTCGGCGCTCAGCAGCGTTCGAGGTACATCGGCGAAGCGCCCGATTTCGGTCTGTGCCGGATGGACTTCCTCGCGCCTGGGGACTCGATCACCATCGGAACCGACACATGGCGCGTCTTCCCTTTGCTGCAGCGCGGAACAGCCAACGATTTCGGCAACACCAGCGCGCTGGTCGGCTATGCATTCCGGGTGGTCGAGTAGAAATGGCGACCTTCCCCGGATTTCAGGTACCTCGGCCGGTCGAAGCGGTCGTTGCCGGCATCACCCCGAACATCTCCGCTCTGGGCTTGAACCAGGACATCACCCTGGGCTCGGCCAGCGCCTCGACCTTTGCCGGCGCCTACGCGGCGCATCAGCCGGTAGAGGTGATCCATTCGACGTACCAGGCTGTCCACCAAAGCGCTCTGGAAGAGAACTACTACAACCGCCTGTGGCTGATCCCTGGCCGATTGGATCTGGGGAACGTCGTGAGCGTGCAGGAACGTCCCGTCTCAGTTTGGAACGCCCACTTCACGCCCCGCACCCTGTCGCAGATCGATCGCGAGGACGCCGATGGCATCAGCCTGGCCGGCCAGCCGTCGCCGCCGTTGCCGTTCGCGGCGCTGCAGGAGCGCATCTGGACTGTGGCCGTGTCGACGGATGGACCGCCGGTAGTGGACGCGCGCATCGTCTGGCAACTGCAGGACGAACAGCCGTTGATCCTGGTCATTACCGGAAACCGGATCACCGCGTGGCCGTTTGCGCCGGACTGGGCTGATGGCGTGCAGGAGTCACTGGAGTGGTTGACCGAGCTGCTGACCAGCACGTCGGGAGTCGAGCAACGGCGATCGCTGCGCCTGTCACCCCGGCGTTCATTCGAAGCCGAGTTCTACGCGGAGGGGCGCGAGCGAGTGCTCCTCGACCTCAGCCTTGCAGGCTGGGGTGGGCGAATCTGGGCGCTGCCGGTGTGGCCGGACATCCAGTTGCTGGCAAGCGTCACCGCGGCCGGCGCGCTGACGGTCGAGTGCGATACGCGCTGGCGGGACTTCCGGGCCGGGGGCCTTGCGCTGCTGCGCGGTGAGTCAGCATTCGAGTACGAGGTCGTGGAGATCCAGGACCTGGCGGCGTCGGCCATTCAGCTTGCGCGCCCGGTTCAGCGGCGCTGGCCGGCCGGCTCCCGCTTGTACCCCATTCGCACCGCACAGCTGACGGAGCAACCGGCGCTGACCCGGCTGACCGACACCCTCTACAGCGCACAAGCGCGGTTCCTGGTGATGGACAGCAGCGACTGGCTGGAGGTCATGCCGACGGCAACGTACCGGGGCTGGCCTGTCATCGAGCAGCGGCCCGAAGAGTCCGAAGACTTGTCCCTGTCGTATCAGCGCCTGCTCGATGTCCTGGACAACGAAACCGGCCTGCCGCAATTCGCCGACCAAGCTGGGGTCGGTTTCCCGGTGCATGGCTTCCGCTGGCAGACCGAGGGCCGAGAGGAGCACGCGGCGCTGCGCAGCCTGCTGTACGCCCTGCGCGGCCGACAGAAAGCGATCTGGATTCCGACCCATGCCGCCGACCTGGTTTTGGCCGACACAGTGGCTGCGACCAGCTCCGTCCTCGATGTCGAGCTGTGCGGCTTGGCGCGGTTCTTCAGGGCTGATGCTCCCGGCCGGCGCGATATCCGCATTGAGCTGTTCGGCGGGCAGGTCTTCTACCGGCGCATCCTCGACGTCAGCGAGCTGAACGTCGACGTCGAGCGCTTGGCGATCGACAGCGCGCTGGGCACCGTTGTCCGGCCGAGCGACGTCGCACGCATCTCGTTCATGACACTTTGCCGGCAGGACAGCGACAGCGTGCAGATCACCCACGAAACCGACACCGACGGCATCAGCACGGCCAGCACGGTGTTCCGAGGAGTACGCGATGAGCTTCAGTGATCGCGAGCGGTCCCTCGCCGATGGCCAGGCGATCAGCTTATACGACTTCCGCCTCGGCCCGATCCGTTGGACCTACACAACAGCGAATCGAGACATCGAGTTCAACAACATGACGTTCCGGGCGCGGCCGGTGAGCGACGATGGACGGCGCATGACCGGCCAAGTCAGCGCCGACATCATGACGGTTACTGGCCCGAGCGACTTGGAAGTCGCGCAGCTATACCGGGGCGCTCGGCCATCGAAGGCTCCAACACTGACCGTCTGGGACATCCACTGGAACGAGCCACAGGGGCTTGTGGTGTGGATGGGCAGGATCGACGAGGTGAATTGGCCGGCAGACAGCCGCGTGCAGATCAAATGCCGGCTGCTCGGTACCGAGCCACGCACCTCGATCAGCCTCGCATGGGGCCGTGAGTGTCCGTATACGGTGTTCGATCACAACTGCCGGGCAGACCGCGAGCAATACCGCGTGCCGTTCACCGTCGAGTTGCGTGATGGCAACAGCGTGACGGGGGCCGGCAACGCGATCGGCGGCTACCCCGATGCTTGGTTCCGCGGAGGCTACGTCGAGTGGGACAGCGGCCAGGGAGTGATCGAGCAGCGTGGCATCCAACAACACACCGGCAACCGCCTGGTCCTGGTCGGTGGCACCTCGCTGTTGGCTCCTGGTACTCGGGCTGTCGCGTTCCCCGGATGTGATCAGCTCATCCAAACCTGCAACGACAAGTTCAACAACACAGCGAACTGCGGTGCAGTGCCATTCCTTCCGGGCAAGTCGCCGTTCGACGGCGATCCCTGGTGGTAGGAGTCATCCATGTGGGTGCAAATCGCGATTCTGGTCGCGTCGTATTTGATCAGCAGCGCTACTTCTGCGAAAGCGCCGAAGCCGAAACCGGAGGCGCTGACTTCCGAAGATCTGCCTCAGACCGAAGACGGCACTGGCCACTACGTGATCTTCGGCGATGTGTGGATCGAGGACTGGATCGTCCTCGGTACCGGTAACGAGCGGATGAAGGCAGTCAAATCGAAAGGGTCGAAGAAGTGACGGATCTGATCATCACAACAGCGCATCTGCGCAGTGTGCCAGGGCTGACCAGCCGACCGGGCTACTGCGTATCCGGTGCGAGGGCCTGGTTCAACGCCCACGGCCTGGACTGGCACCGGTTCGTTGCCGAGGGAGTGCCAGCATCGGTGCTGGAAGCTACCGGCGACGAGCTGGCCCTACGCCTTGTCAACCACGCTCGTGCGGAGGCGGGAAATGGGCGGCCGTAGCAAAGCGCAAACGATGGGCTGGCGTTACTACATGGGTATTCTCATGGGGTTTGCGAGAGGCCCGCTTGACGAGATGGTCGAGATCAAGGCCGGCGACCGTACCGCTTGGAAGGGGTCGGTCAAGAGCAACCAGACCATCCAGATCCAGGCCGGTGAGTTGTTCGGTGGGGACAAGGCGGAGGGTGGCATCGCCGGGCCGCTAGACGTCATGTTCGGCGCCCCGGACCAATCCGTGAATCCTCGCTTGGCGGCGATGGTAGGTGGCCTGGTGCCCGCGTTCCGTGGCGTCACCACTGCTTTCTTCGACGGGCAACTCTGCGCGATGAACAAGTACCCGAAAGCCTGGATGAGCCGGTGGCGGCGCGCGCTGAACGGATGGGACGGTGGAGTTTGGTATCCCGAGAAGGCCGTGATCAGCCTTGCCGGCGGCGAGGTCAAGGCGATGAACCCCGCCCACATCTTGTTCGAATGCCAGACCAACCGCGACTGGGGCCGCGGCAAAGATCGCGGCCTGCTGGACCAGGCCTCGTATCGCACGGCCGCAGATACGTTGTTCGCCGAGGGCTTTGGTCTGTGCCTCAAGTTTCGCGTGGCAGACGAGTTGGACAACTTCGAGCAGACCGTCCTCGATCACATTGGCGCCACTCAGTTCCTTTCCCGCTCGACCGGACTCTGGACGCTGCGGCTGATCCGTGACGACTACGACGTCGCGACGCTGCCCGTATTCGATGAGGACAGCGGGCTGCTCGGGATCGACGAAGACAGCATCACATCGCTCGACGGCACTGCGAACCAGTTCGTCGTCGTCTGGCATGACCCCATCACAAACACCGACCGGCGGGCCCGTGCGAAGAATGCCGGCGCGATCCGCGCGGCCGGCGGCGTGATCACTACGACGAAGGAGTATCCGGGCCTACCGACCGGCGAGTTGGCCGGCAGGGTGGCGGCGCGCGACTGCAACGTGTCGACGTCGGCTATCCGCAAGCTCCAGTTGCGGCTCGATCGGCGCGCCTATGCGCTGAACCCCGGCGACGTGTTCTGCGTTCGCAGCCGGAAGCGCGGGATCGAACTGATCGTCCTACGCGCCGGAAAGATCGACTATGGCACCCTCACGAGGGGCACCATCGCCATCACCGCGCTGGAAGACGTGTTCGGACTGCCGGCAGCCGGGACGTCCGCAGTCCAGCCGCCGAACTGGACCCCGCCCGACCGCACCCCGCGGGTCATTGCGACCCGCAGGCTCATCGAGGCGCCGTACCGTGATCTCGCGGCGGCACTGAGCGATGCAGATCTGGCGCAACTGCAGCCAGAGACAGGCATCCTCGCGGCGCTGGGCATGCGGCCGTCCGGCCTGCAGATGAACTACGCGCTGCTCAGCCGCGTGGGATCTGCATCGTTCGAAGAGCGGACGTCCGGCGACTTCTGCCCGGTCGCGACGATCTCAGCAGATATCGGCCGGGGCCTGACCAGCGTCAGCGTCACGCTTGTCCAAGGGGTTGACCTTGACCTCGTCGAGGTGGGCTCGGCCGCGATGATCGATGACGAGATCTTCCGCGTCGACGCGATCAACGCCGCGGCCGGCACCGCGGTGCTCGCGCGGGGATGCGTCGATACGGTGCCAGCGCCGCATGAGGCCGGCGCGCTGATCTGGTTCTACGAGGATTGGGCAACAGAGGACACGCGTGAGTACGTGACCGGCGAGACAGTGAACGTGAAGCTGCTGAGCCGCACCAGCTCGGCGACGCTCGCAGAGAGCCTCGCGCCGGTCGACTCGCTGCGAATGAACCAGCGCCAGGCGCGGCCTTATGCGCCTGGCCGGGTGCTGGTGTGTGGTGTGGCGTATCCGACGAAGACCTACGGTGTGCTGACCGTGTCGTGGGCGCACCGCAACCGGCTGCTGCAGGCCGATCAACTGGTTGACTCGTCTGCGAGCAGCATATCGCTGGAAGCTGGCACGACATACACGCTGAGCATCTACAGCGGTTCCAGCCTGAAGAAGTCGTACACCGGCTTGACCGGCACGACCTGGACCTACCCGCTGGAGGACGACATAGCGCATGGGCTGCTGCCGGTGCTGCGCATCGTGCTGTTCAGCGTTCGCGACGGTCTGCAGAGCTGGCAGCAACACGATATCACAATCGAACGACACGGCCTTGGCTTCCGCCTCGGCGAGGAACTTGGAGGCTTAGCACAATGACTCTTTATATGGGACCGAATACCGGCCTGCTGATCAATGGCTTGCCGGGAGAAGGGCATTACAGCGATCTGATTCGGATGTGGCGCTGGGATGACTTCCTCCGCCAGCCCGTGGTCAAGGGCCGCGTGGCCGCGCTGCCGACCAGCGGCCAGGCCGAGGGTGACACTTACATCTTCACCGGGGCCGGGGCGAACCAGAACCGCCTGGCCCGCTGGTGGGCGACTGGCGCGACCACGCCCATTTGGGAGTACATGCCGCCCAGGCTGGGCTGGCGTGTCCAGGTCGCCAACGAGACAACCCCGGCAGGCCAGGTCAAGACCTACGAGTATTCCGGCACGGCGTGGGTCGAGCTTGTGGGTGGTATGTCGGACGCGCCCAGCGACGGCAGCAACTACGCACGCAACAACGGGGCGTGGGGGAAACTTGGGACCGCTGCCGTGGCAGACCTCAACGGCATGCCGTTTCTCAATCTGATGCCCGACAGCGGACGATTCGCCGGCATCATCAATCCGCTGATTCTGCGCTTCACCGGGTCGTTTTCCAGCACGTTCCTCTCGCCGTGGAACGGGGCGACGATTACGGACGGCGGGAAGTATATTTACGACAACACCACAAACGGAGGGACGGCGGGCAACATCAACCAGCGCGTCCAAGATTTGCTAGTGGCGATGGGACGGCCGAGCGGTAGCCTTGCCCGCTACGGGGTGGAGTTCTATACCGCCCTGGTGACAGCAGGGCCGAACGCGACAACGGGTTCCTCTGGGCTCGACGGGACTACCCGCTATCTTCAAATGACCAACGTATCGCGAGCGCTGTTCATCGCCGATGGATGGAGTACGGCGGTGATGTGGGTGCGCGCTGAAACCGGATCGCTCCATTTCATGCCGGCGGGGGTTCCGACGACAGATTACCGGATATGGCTAAACGGCGAACCCGTGCTACCGGGGCAGGTACTAACCCCCGCTGATGGGTGGAAGCATGTCCGTCTTTCGAAGCGATCCGCGCAAGGGTACGACAACGGTTTTCCGTACTTCTACATGACTCTAGGCGGGGTTGCGGCTATGGCGTGTCCCGCTTTCTTCGGGGGGCTAGTTGACCCCGGAATCCACTTCGCGCCCATTGCAACCGTCAACTCACAGAGTGCATGACCATGAAACGAGTTCTACTGAAAGGCGAGTTCTTCGCGGAATGGGATGGCACGCTGGACGAGGCCGCCGCACTCGCTGGCGTCCCGGTCGGCGACCTGTCGTTCCATCCCGATGACCTCCTCGCCGAGGTGCATGAGCTGCGGCGTCAGGCGTACCGCCTTGAGGCCGACCCGCTGCGCATGGAAGCTGAGTATGACGCCTTCGCCGCCGGCACTGAGCCTGACTTGTCAGCATGGGTCGCGGCCGTGCAGGCGATCAAGGAGCGCTATCCACTCCCATGA